TTACATGAGTCCAGATCATTTAAAAAATGCTTTTAAAATGCTTATTTTAGCGGTTGAAAAAGACCAAGAAAAAAGAGATTTAAAAAGGAAAAAAGACAACGAATTCAAATTACATGGAGATATTGCTCAAGAACACTTTGATGCGATGGTTGATGCAGAATGCAGAGAAATGGGTTTTGATAATTATGAAGAATACGAATACTATTTAATAACCAGAGGACATGACATCTAAAAACGATAAAAAAGACCATATAGGAACCGCCAGAACGCGTTTAAATCGAATTAATAGGTCTATACTTATAAAATCTAAAATAAGGGCGCTAATAGCAGTAAACTGGAGTGAGGAAGAAATCGCAAATTATCTGAGAATTTCAAAGGATCTTATTTCAGAAATGTACGGATTCAGAAAAAATTTTTATCCATTAGGAAGTAAAACAGAACCTTACTTTGAAAGTGAAGAAGAAATTTTAAAATCCTTAAATGAATTGAATTACAGTTACGAAGAATTAAGTTATTCAGAAAAAAAAATATATAACAATAATAAAAAATGATATAAGATGGAAGAAATTTGGATAGAAATAAAAGGTTATAAAGGACTTTATGAAATAAGTTCTAATGGCAGAATTAGGGGTTTTTATAAAAAAGGTAAATTTGAGGAAAGAATAATTAACTATCATATGAGTGGAGTTTTAAGAAGAAATTATCCTCAAATAAGTTTATATAAAAATGGATTGAAAAAAACTTTAAGAGTTCATTATCTAATGGCTTTGTGTTTTTTAGATTATATTAAAACAGACAGAAAAACAGTCATAGACCACATAGATAATAATCCTTTAAATAATAATATTAATAATTTGCAAATAGTATCAATGGCGTATAACAATATTAAAGACAAAAAGAAATGATAAAATCACTTAATCAAAGAGCAAAATCGATTCTGGACTGCTCGGAAGGTTTAAAAATATTTATTTAAAAACTAAAAAAAATGAATGTACTTAGTTTATTTAATGGAATGAATACTGGTCGACAAGCACTTGAAAACGTAGGAATAAAAGTTGATAAATACTATTCAAGTGAAATAAAGCCCTATGCAATTGAATTAACACAATATCACTTTCCAGATACTATTCAAGTCGGAGACGTTACAAAATGGAAGGATTGGGATATTGATTGGAGTAAAATTGATTTAATATTAAGTGGATCGCCTTGTCAGGATCTCTCAGCTGCTGGAAAAAGAGCCGGAATAAATGGTAAAAAGTCAAGTTTATTTTTTGTTTTTATTGAAATTTTAGAACATATAAAGACATTAAATCCAAAGGTTTTATTTCTTCAAGAGAATGTAGGTAGTGCGAGTAAGTTAGATGTTGGAATAATGAGTAGAGCTTTGGGTGTTTATCCTGTACGTATAAATTCTAAATTAGTTACCGCACAGTTAAGAGATAGATATTATTGGTCTAACATAAAAACAAAAGAAACAATGTTTGATGTAGTTACAGATATACCACAACCAAAAGATAAAGGAATAATGTTTAAAGATATTATTACAGATGGTTATGTTGAAAGAGTTAAATCACTCGCATTATTAGAAAGCGAAAGTCGTATTTGTACAAGTCAGGAAAGTATTAAAAAACGAGCAGAAAAAGAATTTATAAATATGATTTATGTAGATACTGATAAACATACTTGTTTAAATACTGGCAGCGGTAAAAGTGGCTCGCAAAAATATCTAAAACACAGAAACGAAACTACTGGAATGTTGACTTTAATATATGAAGAAGGAAACGAACTAAGGTGCAAAACAAACACTTTAAAAGGTTTTGATACGGTAACAGAAAATGATTGTATTGATTTAAGTTTTCCAACAAGTACAACAAGGAGGGGACGAGTTACAAAAGGTAAAAGTCCTTGTTTAATGGAATCAAATAACAATCTTTATTCATATAAAGACGGAATAGTTAGAACAGTCAACCAAATTGAAATGGAACGATTACAGGGCTTCCCAGATGGATACACAAGTATTTTATCAAAGGCCAAAGCTGGCAGTCTTTTGGGAGACGGTTGGACATTACCAATAATAGAACATATTTTTACCTTTATAGTTGTTTAATGCGTATTGTTCGGTTAAGCAATTAAATAGGGGGAATAAAAATAAACGCAATTATTTTGTCTAAAATTTCCCCTATTTGTTTTTTATTACAAAATAATTTATATATTTGTCTCGGATAAGTCAGCAAAACAAATCCAAAGAAATTTTTTAAAAACCCATTTTGTTTTAAAGTCCGTTTGCTGACGCTTTATTCAAAATGGGTTTTGTCGTTAAAAAATAATATTATGGCACGACCAGAACGAAAAACAGTGGATTACTTTCCTTTTTATGTTGAGGAAGGGCAAAAAATGTTCTACATTGAAGAAACATACGGTAACGATGGGTTTGCAGTTTTTGTAAAGATATTAAGAGAACTTGCAAAAGTAGAAAATCACTTCTTAGATTTATCAAAACCTACACAATTAATGTTTTTAAGCGCAAAATGTAAAGTATCAAAAGAAGTACTTGAATGTATAATCAATGATCTGGTTAATTTAGAAAAATTTGACTGTGAATTATGGAACGAATGTAAAGTTATCTGGTGTCAAGATTTTATTGATAGCATACAAGATGCTTATAGAAAGAGAAATAATTTATGTATGACTAAACAAGGTTTAAGTAGTATTTTAATTAGTTTAGGGCGGAAGAAACTAAGTAATATACCACTTAAAGGCGTCGATAATACACAAAGAAAAGAAAAGAAAAGAAAAGAAAATTCTTTTGATGTATTTTGGAATATTTACGATAAGAAATTGGACACTCAAAAAACTAAAGAAAAATTTATGAATTTAACTGATTCTGAAATAGAATTAATTTTAAATTCTGTTCAAAAATATGTTGATTCAACTCCAGATAAACAATTTAGAAAAAATCCAGTTACATGGTTAAACGGTAAATGTTGGAATGATTCAATAAACACCGTAGAAACAAAGATAAGTGGCGAAGATGAATACTACATAAACGTAATGAAACAAGTAAACGCAAATAAATTATTATGATATTACAACCTGGACACTCGACAAATTACCTTCATGATTACCTTAACGGTAAAATCCCTTTTGGTAAAGGAATAGGATGTTATTTAGATGATCATTTAACATGGAAATCTGGACAACTAAACGTTATCTTAGGTCATGATAATGTAGGGAAAACATATTTTATAGAGTGGTATTTTCTTTGCTTAGCAACTCAACATGATCTTACATTTACTTTATTTATGGACGAAAACTACCAAGGTAAAGTTATGCGAGATTTAATTCAAATGTATATGGGTAAACCTTTCAAGGATTTAACTCCAGCAGAATTACGAAAAGGAGAAATGAAAATGGAACACTATTTTAAATTTGTAGATAATCAAAAAAGATATACTCCAGATGAATTATTAAATATTTTTTCTAATTCAAATACTGATAATTATTTAATTGATCCATTCAATGGGTTAAAAACCGCAATGAGTTATTCAAGTAACTATGAGGTATTAAACGATTTAAAACATTTTACAAAAACTGGAAAAACAATTTACATAAACACTCATCCAAGTTCTGCAAGTGGGAGGAGGTCTGCAGTATATCCAGAAAAACACCACTGGGCTGGTCATATAATGGCTCCGTTAAAAAGTGATATTGAGGGAGGTAAAGCATTCGCAAATAAAGCAGATGATTTTTTAGTAATTCATAGAATGACACAACACCAAGAAATGTGGAATCAAACAATGTGTGAAGTGGTAAAAGTAAAAGATATTGATACTGGAGGAATGCCGACAAAATTAAATGCTCCAGTACTTTTAGATTATAATTTCGGTTTAGGTTTTAAAGTCGGTGGTATCGACTGTATAAAAAGAAGTAAAAACATTCAAACAATTATTAAACGAAATACAGATTTTTAATGGAAGATTTAAGAATAACACAAGCAGAAATTTATTTACAAATGACAATCAATAAGATGTTATTTCGTAAAATAAGCATGAAAAGGAAAGGTTTAAGCGACTTAAAGATAAAAGAAGTAGAAAGTACTATTGAAGACTTAAATATAGTTTTAAACACGTTTAGAACACTTGAAAAAGATTGGAGGGTTGCACGTGATAGAAATTTTGATTTAGAACGATGCTGGCTAATAGCAAAAAAAGAAACAAATGATTTGAATGAAAAACACAATGAACTAATCAAAATGTTATAAAATGGCAAATAAAAGGTTAATTAAGTTCTATAAAGGTTATCTATTGGAAAATATATATAAAGCCGTTAGAAACGATTTAAACATAGAAAAAAACGATTTAAACGTATGGATCAAAACAAAAATATTGAACTCAGATATAAGTTGCAACGAAATGACTAATGATCAACTTTATGAAATCATTTATTTTTGTTTTAATTTCGGCGACAAATTAGATATTTATTTAAACTTTCCAGATAATGAATTCACAACAGATTAAAATTTGCTCTATATGTAAAGATCCATTTAAACCTTTTAATTCAATGCAAAAAGTATGCTCCACTAAATGTGCTATTATCTTATCAAAGATACCAAAGAAAACAAAAGAGGACAAAGATAAAATGAAAATCATGATTAATAACACAACGACCGTTCCTCAGTTATTAAAAAAATTGGAATTCGAGTTTAACAGATTTATAAGACTTCGTGATCTGGGTAACGAATGCATATCATGTCATAAGCAACTAAAAGATATTAGAGATTTTCACGCTGGCCATTATTTCTCAGCTGGAAATCATGCAAATATTAGATTTAACGAACTTAATGTACATGGCCAATGTGTTGAGTGCAATACTCACTTACATGGAAACTTAATAAAGTATAGACGCAAACTTCAAAATAAAATAGGAGTTGAAAACATTGAAATTCTGGATGATATTGCTTACACACCAAAGAAATGGAACAAAGAAGAACTGATAAAATTGACTAAAATATACAAATTGAAGAATAAAATCTATGAAAAAGAAAAAAATAATTAACTTATAAACATATAATTTTCAAGTAGTTAGAGTAAGGTTTAAAAAAACTTTACTTTTTTTTTGCTTTTTATTAGTTTTATATAATAAAAGTATTGTATATTTGTAACAGTTAAACGAATAGGAAAATAAATTAAAAATTAGAAATTATGAAAACAATTAAAATTTCAAAAACAGTCTTTCCAGCTAATAAGCCGAAGGACTTTAACGAGTGGTCAATGTGGTTTTTTGGATGCTACAAAATGGAACTTGAAAAAACAAAACAAGGATGGGACAAGAATACTTACATTCCTAAAAAATAATTATGATAATATTTGTATCCAGATACGAAAGCGACAAGATGTCAATTTATGCCAGTATTGATTTAGCTTATTTAATACTTAGAACAGAAGAATTTTTAAAAGGTCAAGATGTAAAGTACATAATTGATCCAGTAATTTTAATAACAGAAAAAATACCGAAAATATGAAAAAAATTAATAAATACACTACATTTATAAATTATATGGATGTTGATCTGGAGGTCGAATTTGAAGACAACTGGGAATACCTTCCAGAGCCTTTCAACATTCTTTATGTTCATAGGGTTTATTGTGGAGGTATAAACATAACCGGTTTATTCGAGGTGGACAAAGGACAAATGAAATATGATTTAATAAAAATTTATTTAGAAAAACTAACATGAATAAAAAAAAGGAACGTTTTAATATTTTAATGTATAACGCTAAGGTATTAATCGAGAAGGTTGCAAAAGGATCGTTAAACGGTCTGGATGCGACCACAGAACTAAAAGTAATAATTGATGAACATTCAACTATTGACGAACGAGAATATTTTGAAGAAACAAACGATTTGCCAGTTGAAAATTCAGTTTATAAATATAAAGAAATGTCTCAACTATATGATATTATTCTGGATCTCTTTGCAAATGAATTAACGGATCAATCAATAAAAATTAAAAAAATTAAGAATATAATAGATTAATAAGATAATTGTTATATCTTTGTAAAAAAAAGAACTATGAAAATATTACTAACATTAGATGACAAGGCAGAAAAAACCTTGTTAAAAGTAAAGAAGTACGGTTACATACATGACATGGACGTATCAAATAAGAATAAGCAAATAATCGTAGCTTTAAAAATAATCGATAAACTACTGGAACAAAAACAAATGTAAAATAAAAACAAAATGGAAAATAAATCGAGCAAACAAGAAGAAGAAAAAAACGTTTATGAAATGTTAACGTTGGTGCAAAATGAATTAAAAGCGCCTAAAAAACAAAGAAACAGTTTTGGAAATTATAACTACCGAAATTGCGAGGACATTCAAGAGGCGGTAAAACCTTTATTATTAAAGTACGAATGTTCTTTATTTCTGGATGACGATCTGGTTGTTATGGGTACTCGCCACTATGTCAAAGCAATTGCAACTTTTGTTTATAAGTTCGAAAGAATTACAGTAAACGGATTTGCACGTGAAGAAGAAATTAAAAAAGGAATGGACGGAAGTCAGATAACTGGATCTTCTTCTTCATACGCACGAAAATACGCGTTGAATGCCTTGTTTTTAATTGACGACACAAAAGATTCTGATTCGACAAATACACATGGAAAAGAAGAACCTAAAAAAGCAACGGTAACAATTCCAAAAATTACTGCATTGACGAACGAAAATATTGTTCATGCAATCAATGAAAATTTAGCTGAAAAGGTTTTGTCATTAATCGGAACTAAGTATTCAGCAACAGAGGATCAAAAACAGATGTTGATCGATTCAGTTCAAATTTAAAAATATTGGAAAAAATGGAAAATTTAAAATTTCGTTGTTCATCTTTGAGCGACATTGCAAACGGCAAAGTAGGATTGACAAACGTACAAGAAAAAAATCTGAATGATCTGTTAATGAAAATCAAATTAACAGAAAAACAAGCAGAAACAAGGGACGAACTAATCGCAAAAAGAGATGCACCAGTAACACTTTCACAAACTGGAATTTCATCCGTAGAGCAAACGATTAAACAACTTGTTTATGGTTATGTTAATGTACTTGATAATAAGTATGTAAACAAGGGAAACCAGATGGAAGACAAAGCGATTAAATTCCTTGCAGATTTCAATGGAGAAAAATACAGTAAAAACCAAAACTTCTATGAAAATGATTTCATTTGCGGAACTCCAGATATTATTTACGGAAACAAAATAATTGATATTAAGTGTAGTTGGTCAAAAAATACGTTTCCGATCTTCCAAAGTGATGCGCACAACGTTGCTTATGAATATCAAATGAGAGGTTATATGATGTTAACCGGTTGCGATAGTGCTGAGGTTACATATTGTTTAATGACAACTCCAGATGAACTTAGAGGGTACGAACCTTTTGATTTGCATAACATGGAAAATCTTGATCCAGCATTAAGAATCACAACTATCACTTATGAACGTGATCTGGAAATTGAAAAGCAAATAATTGAAAAAGCAAAAATTGCTCGACAATATGCAATTGAGTATTACAATAAAATAATGTTTAAAATCCTATAATATGAAAAAAATAATTCTATTAATCGCGATTATAATTTTAGGAATTAGTTGCAAAAAAGATAATCCACAACCAAATAAACCTTGTAATTGTGGAATTATTCAATCGGACAACGTTTCTAATTATTCAGTAGATATTAAAAACGATTGTTCTGGTAATGTAAAAACATGGACTTTATCACAATCGGACTGGATGACTGCCTATGTAGGAACGCACTATTGCATAACTAATACAACAAGCTGGTAAAATGGAAAATGAAATAGATATTGATAAGGAAATAGAGTACGCAAAATGGTTAAAACAAAATAAGGTGAAGAAAAAAATTGAGGACTACGTAAAAGACTGGGAAGAAAAAGCGTCAAAAAAAGAAAATTATATTGATTTTCCTTTGACAATTGATAAAACTCCAGAAGGAAAGATTGTGAAAAAAGCACTTTGTACGACAAAAGAATATTACGAAAATATTGAATACTGTTTATTTTCATCAATCAATTCAGAAACTGGACGAATTTCGATCCAATACGTTGGAGAGGACAACACGTTTTTAACTCACAAAGAAATCATAAAAGCAATAAAAATCGAAAATAAAATCTAAGATCATGAACAGAACAGAAAGGAGAATAGTAAAAAGAAGCGATTTAAAGACCTTAAAAACAAAAAAGGTAGTATTCGATGAACATAGGCAAATGATTAAGCAGAGACAAAGAAAATACAATGAAAAAAGTTTTTTGTTTACCTTGATCGTTTCGGTTATTCTTATTTTATTATTCACTTTTTGGCTATAAAGTAATAATTTTATTATATTTACAAAAAATAAAAACAATGGAAAATAAACTATTTATCGGAAGTATCTGTTTGTCAGAACTAAACG